GATCTAGGCCAACTCCCTTTTCCGTGTGCTATTCGATTTGCATTGTCAGGATAACACAGATTTCCGGGCCGCGCAAGTGCATTTTACTGCACTCCGTTCTCCTCCATCCACCTTCTGATAATGCCAAGCGCCCGGCCATGCTGAATGAACACCCAGCGGCTCTGCCGATCCTCCTGCCGCTGGAAATGCTCGATGATCTCCGGCCACTCCGCGCCCTCGATGTAGCGCATAGTCAGGATGAGCTTCTGCCGCTCGTCGGTCAGCTGGCCGATGGCGCTCAGCACCTGCGCCGCCTTGCGGTCGATGCGGGCGATCTCCGCCGCGAAGCTGCGCTGCGCGTCAACATTGTTCACGACGGCCTCTGCCATGCGGTCATAGGCCGCCGGGCTGCCGGAAACGCTGACTGGTTTCAGCTTCGCCGTGCACGATGTGGCGGACGCGTAATAGCGCTCCATGTGCCGGGCAAGCCGCTCCCGGCGCTCCAGCATTTCCGGGTAGCCAAACAGCCATTTCTTCGCCGGGTTTTCTGGCTTTTGTATCAGCTTCGCGGTCTCCATCGTCCCCTACCTCTCGTCTCGTTCCCCGCAGGGCTGCATTTCGCGGCATTTCCCACGGTACACGCAGTCCGGCACCAGTACCCGCAGCATTTCCGGGTTTAGCCCAATGATGGCGTTGCATACCGCCGTCCATAGCTGCCGGGTCTCCGTCGCCGCTTTATAGCACAGCCGTTTCCGGCTGATGTTGATAAGGGCCTGCGCGTTCGCATCCATGGTCAGCATCACCGGCGCGTCCTGCCGGGCCTTGTTGCGGTCGTACCTGCTCTGCCGGTCGTTTCGCTGGCTCTGCACGTACCATTCCACGCCGTATTTATGCCGTACCAGATGCATGGCCACCCAGTAGGGCACGTCATACATTCGCACCGTCCACATCAGGGTGCGGATGGGGGAATGCTCCGCCTTCAAGATTTTTTCCATCCACGCAGGGGTGGGGACTTTATCCGTCCCCTTCCCCTCCGTCCCCAGCGCCAGCCGGTAGCACCGGGCCCAGTCGTCTTCTGTGGGTCTGCGGATGATCTCGATCTTACTCATTCTTCCTCGCTCCAATCCAGTCCACGATATTTTTGATTGTCAGCACCGCCCAGTAGCCGACGATCCACGGCCACATGCTCACCCCGGCAGCCATCCCCGCGCACACGGTCAGGGCGATAGCGGCCAGCGCCAGCACCAGCAGGGCGGAAAGTCGTTTTGGGGTCATGGGCGGGCCTCCTTTGGCGGCTCTGTCATCCTGCCCTTGACGCTGATCCAATCCATGGTCACTTTTCCCACTCCTTCATTTCTATCGTTTTTGGTAATCCTCAAATTTTTCGCATGATTTGAAAATTTCTTTCCTGTTTACCCATCTTGCAAATTGTTTCATTTCTTTTGGCGGCTCGGTTTGTTTGTTTAAGTCTCTATAAGGTTGAGCAAACACTTCCGCTCCTGCGTCTCGCAATGCAATCACTCTACGCTCTGCGGAGCTTATGTCTTGCACCAAGCAGTACACAAATATACGATAGGGCTTTATTCCGTTTTGCCCAAGTTTATTGATGGCTCTTATGACTACATCCAACATTGCGTCCGTATCGCAGCTCATGCGTACAAACCTAATCCACTTTACTTTTGATAGCATTTTTGCTATGTCACCTGTAATCAGTCTTGCATCAAGTCCTTGGTTAAAGTCAACCTTAACGTTTTGACCAATCATTTGCTCTATTTGTTTCAGCCCATGCGGACATGCCAAAACGTTATTGTCCATAAACACTATCTTATTGCTGTCTGGTCGTTTGATTTCCTCCCATGTATTGTACGCCTTTATTTCCCCTTCTTTTTTTGGAACAACGCACCACGGGCAATGCCGAATACACCCCCTTGTCAAAAATCCGATCGCATAATCAACATTTGGGTATATCGTATAATCGGGAAATACAGAATCAATTTCTTTGCTTAACTCATTATATACTCCATAGCCAGTTCCACCTTTTATTGTATTTTTTGGTAAATATGGATTTTCAGGCGTAAACGTGAAAACTTTGCTGGAATATACGCGGTCATATTCCTTTAACGGCATCCACCATTCCACGTAATCCCCTTGTGCCTTGTGGTATGCAGACAATTTCATGAGAGCTAAATTGGGGAATCCTGTATTATCGCTGTCGTGTAGAGCAACGTTCATTTCTCCCACTTCTCCCTTTCCATTTCTTCCGCCGTCGGCTTCCGCAGCCAGCAGCGCCAAAATTTCCCGTATTCAGATACCAGCTCTTCGTCTTTCAACCAGTACGCCAGAGACGGTATATCTTTTTCATCCATTCCACATGGCGCATTCGCAAGCACCCACAACGCCATATCACGCACCGTATCATATTCTACCCACAGTGGTTCAGCATCCCGCCCTTTTGCACAGTGTGCTTTCAGCTCTTCCAGCGTCAGCGGCCTCATTTCCGGCTCGGCGCGGTGGAGGGCGGCGGAAATGGCTTCCTCCGGCGTTGACCTTTTGGGCGTGTATACTCCGCATTCGCGGCAAAAGCAGGTGTATACCAACTTATGTGCTACGGTAGCATTGCTCACAAAAGCATGGGTCACTTCCAATTCCGCCCCACAATAGGGGCATTTTGGCGTTTCGGTCATAGCTTAAACCCCATTTCTTTCAATGATTTTTCGTAGCAATCGTGAATATACCCGCCTTGATTTCACGATTGCGTACACGATCTCGCCAATCGCATCCCGGTTTTCTTCCGGCTTTTTGAGCAAATACCAAAGGGCCATATTCAGATGTTCACAGGCAGGATATTTTGATATTGACCGCGCGAACTTCCGATGAAACAGCCGTTTTTTTCGTTTCTGGGCTTCGGTCATTCGGCATTCTCCTTCGGCTTAAAACAGCCGCACCCAAACAGGGATGAGCATTCGTTTTTGTAGTAAACGCTTCGTTCATTTGCGCATTGCCAGTTGTTCACATACCATTTACAGTCCATGCACTTCGGCGTTTCGGTCATTCGGCATTCTCCTTATTCTCTAACTGGGCGCGTTGATTCCATGCTTCGATCAATTCTTCCTTTGTTGCACGAAATGAATCAAGCGTAAATACCATATCTCACCCATCGCAATAAAGTACAAAATCGCGAAAGTAACTGTACGCCTCGTCCAAGTGGACGTATCCACCGCAAAACGGGCACGGCTTTAGTTCTGGCATTCGGCATCCTCCTCCTTGTCCGACTTCGGCGGTGTTATACCTGCGTCCTCATATTTTTTAAGCCTGTCGCGCACATGGCCGAATCCGCTCAACGCGGCATAAATCGTAGCAATCGGGCAGCCGTCAAACACGCAATCGCACAAAAATTCGTCCTTTGCCTCGTCGCTCATTGGATTCATTAATGTCACGCACCCGCGTTCTTTGCATAGCATCAGGCAAAAATCAGTCGTTTTCATTTCTTCGCCGCCATGCCGGATGTACTGCCAGCCATCCCTGCTGTATACCAGATTCAGCACGGTTTCAAAGTTGTTCTTAGGGCAATTTGTCGTCAGTCTGTTCATTTCGATTTTCCCTCCCCGTCCATCTTCGCGCCGCAGTTGGGGCAATAATTTGTCAACGCTTTTCCATCGGCACTGGGATAGCTTATTTTTTCTCCGCATACAGAGCACTGGAAATAGGCAAACCACTTGCCCTTTCTGGTAATCCACCGCCCATGCACCACCGGCGCAGCGTCAATAACAGGCGCTTGTTTAATAATTTTCAGCAGAGCGTTCCATCCGTCCGCATAAGCAGTATTTTTGAATACTTCTGGATTTGCCGGGCCAACACCCAAGGCATCCCGGTCGATCAGATCACCCATCACTGTTCCTACTCCCTTGCCTATACTCCGCTCAACCTCAAACCCCTCTGGGTATCTCCGCCGCAGCTTGTCGATATTCTCGCGCAGGCGCTTTGCGTCCTGATGCAGCGCCTTGTTCTCCTCGATCAGGGCGGCGATCCTCATGCCGTCCTCCCGGATGCAGTCATTCAGCCGCTCATACTCGGCGGCGCTGATCTCGATCATCTTAGGCATTATCCTTATCACTCCGTTTCAATTTGTCGAATCGTGCTTCTTGGACTAACCTAATCAATCGTGCTTCCCTTTCTCCGATGCTTGCAAGACCAAAATCTATACATTCTCCGTCAGACCAGCCTTTTTTTATATCTTTGCCAAGTTCGCATCCATAATCTGGAATGCTTAAAAACGCACAATTTGGGCAAATCCTAAGCATAGATTTAAAGCCCATCACTCGTCATCCTCCAATTCTATCCAGTTCGTTGGGTCTCCGAAGTCCAGTTTCAGCCCCATGCGCTTATACACGGCCTGCACGGCATCGGCACTGGTAAAGCAATCCACGATATACCGTTGCATTTTCTCCAAGACCCGGTGGCAGCGCTTCCCGCCGAAGCCGTGGATGTCATTCAAGGCTAAGCACACGGCGGCGAAGCATATCTGATAGGTGCCGTTGATCCCGGCGGTGCGCCCGTCCTCGTAGGCGCTGTCTAGGTCTTTGGGCGTAATGCCGTTTTTCAGCAGCGCCCCGATCTTCTGGTCATGGGTCATGTTCTTCCATTTCGGCTGCTGTTTTTTTGCAGCTCTCCTTTGTGCCCGGTTCATGGTCTTCCCTCCCATATTTCACTCGGCCGGTTTGGCTGTTCCTTTGGTATTTCTGCCGTAGCAGGGTCTGGATATCTGATCGCCCCAGCAGAATTTCTTGATCTTCGTCTGGCTCACCCGGGTCTCGTAGTCGGTGCACCCGGCGCTGGATTCCTCCCGGTAGTACGCGCTGCCGATGTTGTAGCAGCGGTAGCCCTCGCCGCCGTGGACCTCCGGCCAGTGCCACAGGCAGGTTTCTCAGGGGCGCTTTTTCTTCCTCCCCGGCTGATGGTAGTGGTGGCTCATTGCCTTTCTTCCTCCCGCAAATAGTCCCTGATGGTGTTAATCGCTTCTTCGGCTCCCCGGCAGATTCGCGCCTTGTAGCCGTAGGCCGCAAGGGCGTTCAGCATTTCGGCCTGTTCGGCACTGACATGCCCGCCGCTGACGCGCTTTAGCTCGATGTACAGCCCGTGGTATCCCCCACATGGGACAGGCAGGCACAGGTCAGGCACCCCTTTCTTCACGCCCTGAGCCTTGAGCATGGCCCCCGTTCGGGCGCTTCTGGCCCCTCCGTTGGGGATGTGGTGCAGCATGCGCAGCTCCGGGTGTTTCCCCTCAGCCATGGCCGCCCATTGCATCACCATGCGCTGCTCCTGCTCTTCCGTCGGGCAGTTGGGTCTGGTCATCGTGCGTCCCCCCTTGCTGGTGTGTAAAATCTCATCCGCGACGGGTCAAAGATCGCAGCAACAGTTCTCACCCTGCCCATGCGCTGCTTGGCAACTTCGACCAGCAAAAACCTCTGTTCCCGGGCTTCTGCCGCTTCATACCATCCGACATAGGGCGATGGAATGTTCTCATCGTCCGGCCCCTGGGGCTTGTACAGCAGGATAACGTTGTCACTGTCATTCTCGATGCTGCCGGATTCCTTCAGGTCGCTCAGTGTGGGCCGTTGCCCCGGCGGGAGCCGTTTGAATTGGCTGAGCATGATGATCGGGATATCCAGCTCCCGCGCCATGGTCTTGACCTGCCGCGTGATGGTGCTGATGCGCAGATGCTCGTTGTCTATATGCCGCGCCGTCTCCATGATCTGCAGATAGTCGATGATCAGCAAATCCAGATGCTCCATGCGGGCGACTTCCCGCCTCGCCTGTTCTATCGTGCTAACGCTGGTCGTAATGCAGAAGGGCAGCCGGGCCGTGTTCATCGCGTCCCCGATGGCCGTCCATTGTTCCGTTGTCAGGCTCTTGGCCGCCACGATCTGTTCCATGGGAATCCCTGTCAGGCTGCTTAGGGCGCGGATTCCGTATTGTTCCTCCGACATTTCCAGACTGACCAGCGCCACCCAGAAACCGCGCTGGGCCGCCGTTCGGCCAATGTGCCACGCCAGAGCGCTTTTTCCCTGACCGGGGCCTGCCGCAATGGTCGTCACCTCGCCCCGCCGCAGGCCAAAAATCGCATCCAGATCGGCCAGCCCCGTGGAAATCGTCTGTATTTTGCCATTGGCAACTCCGTCCAGATGATCAAATGTGCGGCTCATGATCTCCCGAAAGTCTGACCAGCTCGCCGGTCCTGCCGTCATGCTCCGCAGACGGGAAAGCAGCTCGTCCGCTGCCTGATCGGCGTTCTGCTGGCCGATGCTCCCAGCCGTGTCCTGCAAAATCCGCTTGAGCTCCCTCCGCCGGGCGCATTCCCGCACGATGCCGATGTAGCTGCCGTTGTTGGCCAGCGATGGCACAAAGCGGACGCATTCCAGCAGGTACGCCGGGCCGCCAACAGTCTCCAGCTCCTTCCGCTCCGCCAGACGGCTGCCCAGCGTCATCAGGTCAATGGCCTGCCGCTCCCGTCGCAGCTCCTGCGCTGCCCGGAAAATGGCTCGATGCTCCGGGCGGTAGAAATCCCGCTCTGTCAGGTCATTCAGCGCAGCCTCGCCGCCCTGCAAAATAGCGCCCAGCACGGTCTTTTCTGCGTCCACGTTGACGTAGGCGGTTTGTGTTTCGCTCATGTAGCCGCCATCTTCCGCTCCGTCCAAACCTCTTTCCCGTCAATGACGCAGCATTCCCGGATGGTTCTGGTGGCCTGTTTCTTGGCGGTTTGCTGTTTTTTGCTCCCGTCCAGTATCGCACGGACGAAGGCCAGACTGACCCCGCCCTTGGTGTCGCCCTCTGCGGCGGTCTTCAGGGCGGCCAGCACCTTGTCCGTCCCGTATTGGGCCTTTAGGGCCATGACCTGCTCTGTGTTGTACGCCGTCGTCGGCATGCCGATGGTCTCCATGGCGTCCATGAGGCTGTTGTACTCTTCGGCGGCCCTGTCCATCTCTTCGGCGGACATCCAACCGGCGGCGGGGGCGGTTTCGCGCGCGCACGCGCGTACTACCTCTTCTTCTTTGTCTTTTTCTTTTTCTTCTTCTTGGCTTTTTTGGGTTTTTTCAAAAACCAGTGGGTTTTTTTGGTTTTGTTGGGTTTCTCTGGGTTTTTTCGGGCGACCTCCCTTGCATCCATTGGCTCGCTGCTTTTCGGAGTAGCGCTCGTATTCGGCAGCGTCTCTGTCTATCTGTTTCCTGAGCATGGCGTATACCAGCTTTTCCTGTCCGGGCAGCTCATCTTCCTCGCCGTTTGCGTAGTGCAATATCGACTTCAGGAGCCTCCCCGCCTCAGCGTCGGAAAGGAGGTCAACGGTTTCGCTCAAGTCGGGAAAGACCTTGATATATGGAAGCATTCTTTCCTTTCTCCTTTATCAGATTCGCGATTCCCGTGTTTTCCGTCAGAATGGCAGATCGTCGTCCGTAACTTCCTGATAGCCATTGTTCGCCGGGGCTGCGGGAGCAGGTGCGGCCTGCTGCTCGGCCTTGGGGCTTATGAACTCCACATCCTGCGCCATAACCTCCAGATTGGCGTAGGTCTTTCCGTCCTGCCCGGTGTAGGTGGAAACGCTGACGGGGCCGGTAACGGCCACCTTGCGGCCCTTGGAAAGGTACTTCTGGCAGGTCTCGCCGGTTTTGTTCCACGCGCTGACGCGGAAAAAGTCGGTCTTGTCGTCCTGCCCGCGGCGGTTGACGGCCACGGTGAAGGAGCAGACGGAGGAGCCGGACTGAGTGACACGGGTCTCCGGGTCGCGGGTGAGGTTGCCGATGATGGTGAGTTTATTCATGTTGCTTTCCTTTCAGCCGGTACATCCGGCAGATTTTTTCGTCGATGGTAATAGGCTGCAGGTGGTATTTTTCCATCAGCGCTGGGTCTCCGTGCTGGTGGGCCTCCATGTGATGCTCCCGGCAGAGGGGCAGGGCCTCCATGCCTAGGTGGTCGATCTCGTCCCGGTTCCGGCCCATGCCCACCCGGTCGATGTGGTGCAGCTCTCCTGGCCTCCGGCAGACCGCGCAGACCTTGCGCATGGCGCAGGCGTAGACGTAGGCGGTCACGTCTCCGGCGATCTCCGCCAGATTTTCCCGGGTGGGAATCCCGTGTTCAATGCAAAATTCGATGAGGAAGTCGATGTACAGGCGGGCGGTGGTCATGTCGCAGTCGGAGAGGGAGAAACGCTTGATGGCCTCGGCGGTGAGCTCGTCCATGCGGTCGATCAGAAACTTGCGTTTCAGGTCGCCGTTGAGCATTTCCCGGTCGCCCGCGCTCAGGTACCCGCAGGCGGCGGAGATATCGCCCACCAGCGCCCATGCGTGGCGGCGCTGCTCCGGGCTGATCTGCCGCTTATCGTGCCATAGCACCATCACGTCATCGCTGAGATTATCCACCGGGGGGCGGATGGTTTTCACCGCCACGGCACCCCGGTGGTCATAGGCCCGGCCAACGGTGGAGATCATAGGCGATCACCGGCATCTTCGTGCCGGTATTCGATGACGGCGGCATCCAAGGAGCGTTCTTTCTTTCGCCACTCCTTCACAAAGCAGTCATAGCACAGTGGCCTGCCAAAGTTGGATTTTGCCATTTCCGCGATCTCCTCCGGGGGCTTTGATTTCCCTTGGTAATTGATTCCTACGATGGCCTTCTTACAATCGGTGCAAACAGGCGCTTTCTTAGGGGGCTGTTGCTGTTCCTGCTCTGGCGGGGGCGTAGGGTTGTATTTGGTTTGGTCTGCGTCCCAATAAACGTCAGCGCCTACCCCGAGCGCCTTCGCAGATACGCTGATCGCATCTGTGAGGGCCATTTTGTAGCATTCATCGGAGGTATAGAGGCCGTTTTTTTCCTTGGCGACCAACATGTTTCCGCCAATGCCAGGGACGGGTTCTGATTTTCTCCCATCCGGCAGGCGATACCATAGGCCGATTTGGGCGTTGGCCGTTCGTTCGCCGTTGGCCCCTTCCTCCGTCCACAGGCGGTCAATGGTGTATCCCCAACCCTCGCCACAGGGGCCGAAACGCTCCGTGAGTGCCTTAATGCGCCACATGGGGTTGATATCCGTTTTCCCCTTCAACCGGCCCGCCATAATGGGGCGCTTGGCGTTTTCCGGGACGCTCCGCAGGGCGTTGTAAATTTCCAAGTTATTCATTGTCGCTTTCCTCCTTTTCCAGCGGGCACCAGAGGCCAAAACGCTTTGGTGCCCAGATAATTTCTCCCGTCACGCAGCAGCGCTTACGGTCGCGGTTATACGCGTCGGTCTGGCAGTACTTGCAGCCCTCGCAGCACTGGTGGTCGGGGTCAAAGCCGATACGGTCGGTCAGGCGATAGACCGCCGGGTGGATACCTCCATGCACGGCCTGTCCCTCCATTCCATGTAACTGTCATAGTAGGGGGAGCACTCCACGAGGCAGCAGGCCCATTCCATGGCCCGGTCGGGCTGATCCTGCTCGATCATGTCCCAGATGACCTCCATCAGGTCTTTCTGCGGCTCTTGGGAAAACTTGTGTACGTTCATGCCGATGGCCGCCGCCCGCCAGCCGAGGTGCTTCTCCCGCACGTAGGCCATGCGGTTCTCATCGGTGTCGGGCAGCATCTTGGAGGGCTCGTAGTAGTCGCCGATCACGGCGGGATTTTCTAGTTCATATCCCATTCTTTCCACGCCTTTCTGATTCGCTTTCTCTGCTTCATGGGTCGATTGGGGATCGGGTCATAATTCCCGCTTCCGGGACTTTTCCGCCGCTTGGGGCGGTCGGGGCGCTGGCACTCGTGGGCCTCCCACGGCTGATCGAGATACGCCCCGCATTCGCAGCAGCGATACATTGCGCTTCTCTCCTTTTTGTGTTATAATGATAGTGGTTGTTTTGGACTGGCTTTCCTTTCGTGCCTCATCCTTTTGCCTTGGTACCCCTTGGGCTCGTGCTGGTAACACGAGCCCTCTTTTTATACCAAGCCGTGGCCCCAAGCCACGAACGCGCCCACAAACAGCGCCACGGCGGCGAACAGGGCGACGATCACTTCCCAGCTCTTATCGGGCGGGCAGACCTCCGAGGCCATCCAGCGCAGGCGGCGCTTGTAGCGCAGCAGGTTCAGGCCGGTGCGGGGGATGTACTCCATCATGGGGATGCTGGTAAACGTCTTGGGTACGATGCGCATCATTCTCATCTCCTTTTGATTCTGAGCTTCCCGTCGGGGCCGATCTCCGCGCCCTCAGGGATTTCCTCTACCATTGCCCGCCGGTGCTGCCGGACGGGCTTTTTCGCTGGCCTTCGGGCCTCCTGCGCCATCTCCTGCCGGGCCAGCTGCCAGCGGGTCACGGCCCGCTCGGTGGTGGCCAGTCGCGGGCGGGGGCTGCGGGGGTCAACGCCCACCGCGAAGCTCTCGATCTGCCCCGACCGCATCAGGCGGCATACGTTTTGGTAGGTCATCCCGGTTGCTTCGGCCACCTGCCGGGGGGTCATTTGGCGCTCCATCTTCTTGCCTCCCTTCGTCATTTCCCGATCCTCGCAAGGGTGTCGCTCAGGCTGGCGATCAGCGCCCTGATCTTCTCGGCGTACTGGCCGCTCAAGTCCTGATCGTCGATGCGCCCGTCCATCACGTCCCGCTCCACGGCCTCCTGAAGCTGGGCCACATCAGCCATGGTGTAGCGGTTTCGCATCACGCTCACCGGCAGGGCCATGTCGGCGCAGCCGATGTAGCGGCGGCGGTAGCTGTCGTAGTGGCTGAGCATCCATTTATGCCAGAGGGTGGGTTCATTCAGCGCCTCGCCGATGTTGTCGATATCCTCCGGCGTGGGCACCGTCTCGCCGCTTTCCCAGCGCTCGATGGTGCTTTCGCTCACACCTATCTTCTCGCCCAGCTTCCAGCGGGGCAGGCCCTTTGCTTCCCGGGCTTTTCGCAGGTTTTTTTCCGTAAATTCTGCCATGTTTCGCGCCTCCTTCCGGGTTTATACTTGGCTTGTGGACGACGTTTCAAAGAACTTCGTCCACTCCACGCCGAGGGCCGCGGCGATGCGCTTGGCCGACCGCACGGAGGGGGTACGCTTGCCGCTCTCAATAAGGGAGAGCATAGATTCGCTAATGTCGCTGCGCTCGCTGACCTGTTTCATAGTCAAATTCTGCGCCTTTCTGATCTCTTTGAGCTGCATCTAATCACCTCCAAACTTTGCAAATCGCAAAGTACATCTTTATTATACGTTAACTTTACACTTTGTCAAGCGTTTTTCATAATTTTCTTTACGATTTGCAAAGGCTATTGACTTTACTTATTGTAAAGTCCTATATTATTTACCAAGGAGGGAAATGGGATGAGAATCCGGGAGCTTCGTAAAGCAAAAAAGGTCACCATGAAAGAGCTTGGAAATATGATTGGAGTGGCCGAAAGCACCATGTCTTTATATGAGACGGGGAAGCGCAAACCAGACCCGGAAACCCTTTCCAGACTGGCTGATTATTTCAATGTTTCGGTCGACTACCTTCTCGGGCGGGACGAGGGACAGCCTCAGCCCGCACCGAAATACAGCACCGATCAGCGGAAAGAAATCGTGCTGAAAAAGCTGGAAAAGAAATCCCTCGCGCAGCTGGAAGCGATTCTGGTTGCCCTGGGGGATGATGGAAAATAAAAAAAGCGCCTTTCGGCGCTGGGGGTGATAAGTTGCAAAGGCGGTTTGATGGAAGTGTCTTTAAGTGCGAATCGTTCCCCATACAGGACGTTCCTTTTGAAGAGCTGTTTTTCAGCCGAAAAGAAATCGAATATCTAAAGAAATACAGCAGCGAAAAGCAGATTAAAGGGAAACCAGAAGAATTGAAATCGTTTATAATGGCCGGTTTGGTCGAAATGAAAATGGAAAGAGAATCGCCTTACACGGAACATTATTTTTTGACGGTTTCCGAACGCGGAAGACACTATCTCGCCTTTTGCTCGGCAAGGAAGCGGCATTGGAAGCGTGATAATTGGCAATTCTGGATTACCACGCTTCTTTCCGTCGCCGCCCTTATCAAGTCATACTGGCCAGAAATTGCCGCAGCAACGGCATCCCTATTGCAGAGATCAGGGCAATAATAGAGATGATAAGAGGTAATCTAGGATAGCGGCGAGGCCACTCACGCAGTGGGGCAATCTTCTTCATGCTCAGTTCCTCCTTTGCAATTTCGGCACTGATTGTATTGCTGCGAATGTTCAGCTAAGTCGTGGACACGGTCGAGCAGCTTCATGGCGACTTCCCTGCTGTCCGTCTCCCCATACTGCCAGCGGAAGATAAGATTATTATAATACCGGCACAAAAGACGGACATACAGCGCTTGCGGGTCTTTTTCGCCGACTTCCATATCTTCCTTTAACACCCGCAGCGACATTTTCATACTTTCGATTTCTTCGTCTTTTTCCTTTAGAGCTTTAACCAATGCCTGTTCGTTTTTGGGGATTTTTACTTTCTTCCAAAAAGACACGCTATCGCCTCCTTCATGAGCACATTCAGTATATATCATTTGTAAAAGATGGTCAAATCGTTTCAATGAACGTCAAAAATTTCTGAAATTTATCGTCGCTCATTTCTTCCATCTTTTTCATGATTTCTGCAATGATTTCCTCTTTACGGTTTTCCATTTTTATGCCTTTCCGCCGACCACATCATGCGCGTCAGCTTGTAGATTTTCTTGAGGATACCAACGGCGCGTATCTCGCCGACCATTCTCACGATCTCCGCACGATAGTCCATGTAGTTCCCTCCCCAACGCGGAAAGTCCTTTGATGGTTCCATGCTATCCCACGGGGAGAGGCGGCGCAACAGATATGGCAAAACTAGCCATGATACGGCAAAAGAGGTGTAAATATGCCACGCCAGACCCTCAAGCAGCGCAAGGACGGACGGTACAAATGCGTCTACAAGGGCATTCAATTTTACGGTGATACGCAGTCCGAGGCATTAGCCGCCCGCGACGCTTACAAGCGGCAGGAGGCGCAGAAAAAGCCGCAGGACGTGACGGTGATGTCCTATGTCCTGCGGTGGCTCCCGGCGTACAAAAGCGGGGTGACGAGGAGAACCTATAATTCTTACGCCGGAATGCTGGAATGTTTTTCCGAATTTGTAGGGGCAGAAACTTTACTGCGGAACGTTACAAAAACAGATATTGCCGAATATTATAATACGATCGCCGACAAAAGCAGCTCCTATATCCACAAAGCACAATGTCTTATCCGTGCGCTATTTGAAGACGCGCAGGACGATGGAATCATCAATAACAATCCTTCCCGCAAAATCAAACCGCCGAAGGGCACCAGCGGAACGCACAGAGCCTTGGAGCCGTGGGAGCGGGAGCTTGTCCACGAGATGGTAGATCATCCTTTCGGGGTTTGCGCCATGCTCATGTTGTACGGCGGCCTTCGCCGTGGGGAAGCACTGGCGTTTGACATTGACCGGGACGTAGACTTTGACGAGGGGGTTATTTTTGTCCGTCATGCCGTGAGCTATTGCACAAGCCACCGGGGAACGATCAAAGGGCCGAAAACGGAAGCAGGGGTTCGCACGATCCCGCTTTTCAATCCGCTTCGTGCCGTTCTTTCTGGGCGGCACGGGCTGGCATTTCAGGCGGTGAACGGGCAAAACACACATTCCGCTTTCTACAAGGCGTGGAGCAGCTATATCAATCAGATGGAAGCGCTTCTCAACGGCTGCTCCAAACGATGGTACGGGAAATCCAAAGCCCAGCAGGAGCTTGCCGCCGCTGGGCAGCTTCCGCCATGGCAAGAGATCACCATCCGCACCCACGACTTCCGGCATTCCTTCTGTACCATGTGCAGAGACGCTTACGTTCCCGCCGAGGTGCTTGTGCAATGGATGGGGCACAAAGACGATACCATGATCCGGCGCATTTACGACCATGTTTCCGATCAGCGCCGAAAAGAAGCAAAGCAAAATGTCGAAAACGAAATGTCCCGTTTTTTTGGCTCAGAGGTTCAAAACGAGGTTCAAATACAATGGAAACGCATAAAAAAACTTACATAACAACGTTTTGAAATACAGGATAGTTTGCATTTTCAGGAAATCACTCTACAAACTTTTATCCATCTCAAAGCATCCAAAACCCCGCACCCACAAATGGTTGCGGGGTTTTCCTATGCCAAAATATTTTCTCAAATTCTTTTCAAAAGCCCCTTGTTTTCCAGTTCAAAGGTTCAAAACAAGGTTCAAACTTTCCCGCCCAAAATCCCGGCCCATGTCTTCATATCCTTTGCCCGTTTCAGCTGCTCCCGATCCTCTACCGCCACGGCGGCGAGGGCCTGTTCCACCTGTTCTAAGCGGGGGACTTTGTCGAGGTCGGCGCAGTAGTCGGACAGATACACCTTCGGGGCTTCCTCCTTCGCAGGTTCGGCCTGCACAGATTCGGATGGGGCGGCAAGATACGCCCGCACGGTCAAAAGCGCTGCAAGATCGTACACGTTTTTCGCGCTGGCTTCGCCACGCAGCGACTTTTCAATTTCGCTCTCCACCCAGCTCAGCGTTATCATGCCGCCGCCCTCCTTATGCCTTGTACATGTCCAGCAGACGGCGCACGTCCGCCGCCTCGTCGATCTGCTTTTCGTGCTCCCAGTCCCACACGGCCCGCATTGAGGCGGGAGCCTCCGCACCAGAGCGCTCCTTCTGGTCGATCATTTCCACGGCGTGGCGGTGCAGCGCGTCCACATGGCCCAGTTCGTCCTGAGCAATGCGGGCATAGGTGGAGGCCAGCGCCGGGAACTGCTCCTTGTGCTTAACGGCCTCTTTGGCATAGCACTCCGCGTCTTCCAGCTTCGCGCCGATGTCGCGGATGATCTCTTTCAGCTCTTTCATTCTTCCGTCCTCCTTACGCCTGCCGCAGCGCGTCCATGCTCCACAGGGTCACGGTGCCGGTGGCCTCGCCGTAGATATAGACCTGCACGGTGTGACCGCAGCAGCAATTTCCGGGCAGGCACAGCAGGGTCTCCAACGGGATCACGGTCAGACCAACGGCGGCGGTCACGGTGCGCAGCGTATCCGGCAGGGGCACGCCGTCCAGATACAGTTGGGCGCTGACCGTCCCGGCGGCGGTGGCGTTGATCTGCACATTCGCGTCGACGCTGTACAGGCCCGCGTTTCGGATGCGTGCGCCGCTGGACATGGGTTCCATGCTGCAGCCGGTGTCCACCTGCGCGATGGCTCCGGCCAGCGCGGCAGGGGTGGCGGTCAGGGTCTGGGGCGTGCTGCCGGTGATGCGCAGGGCGCTCTTCCGGCTGGGGTTTTTCATGGTGTTGCAGTTACAAGCCATATTCCTTCTCCTTTCAATAAGCCCCGGCCAGCGATAGCCAGCCGGGGCGCGTCGCTGTTATAGCGTCATGGGATGATGTCAGCCGCAGCAGCCGCCGCAAAAGGGGCTGTTGCCAGCGCTGTACGCGTAGCTCATGGGGTAGCGCACCACGCCGCACATCTGCTGGGCCAGTTCCAGCCGGTTGATCTGCGCCGCCTGATCGGCGATCTGCCGTTCCAGCCCGGACTTTTCCAGCGCCGCGAACTTGGCCTCGACGTTGTAGTTGATCGCGTCGATTCCCCGCTGCGTCTTGCAGCAGCAGTCGGCAAGCTGCTGTGCCAGCTGGTAGTTCCCGGCCATGATCTGCTGAGTGATCCCGGCCTGACCCAGAGCCACTTCTTTGCCGAGGCCGGCAATGTTGCCCTGCATGTCATAGCCGAGAGAGCAGATGCCGTTGCCAATGTTTGTCAGCCGGTCGTTCAGTTGCCCGAACTGCTGCCCGAACAAAATCTGCTGCTGGCTGGCCGCCGTGGCGTACTGGCCGTAGTCGTTCGTATTGCTGCGGTTCCCATTCCAGCCCATCATGGAGAAAAGCAGGAACAGGATGATGATGATCGCCAGCACACCGCCGCCGCCGAACAGGCCGGTGCCCTCGCGGTCGCGGCCCATCACGGCCGCAATGTCCGCCAAAGAAAAGTTAGTATCCATAATATCGGTCTCCTCTCATATATTGCCAAACCGTCTGCGCACAACGGCTACAGCCTGATGCCAAACATCCGCAGAAGCCCCCGCACCTGCTGAGGGTCATAGCCATAGTCCCGGCTGATGCCCTCTACCGCCTGTTCCAGCGGAAGCTCCGCGTACTTGTCCCAAAAGGCTTTGAAATCCTTGTTTTCCTTCGCCATGTCCAGCGCCACGGCCCGCGCACCGCGCTTGTTGATGTCACTGACAGTGGACTTCACTTTGTCCGCGGCCCCGGCAATGGACAGGAGCTTGCCGATCAGGCCGTTTCCTCCTCCGCCGCCGAAGAGACTGTCCAACGGGTTACTCATGCTCTTCCTCCGCCTTTCTGGCCGCCCGCTTGGGCGCGGGCTGGGCCGTCGCTGCTCTCAATACGTCCTCCACGGCGTTCAGCCGCTTTTCCAGTGCCGCGAAGTCCTCCGGGCTTACGCTGCGCTCCTTCGGGGGGATCGCCCCCGGCTCCACCCGCTCGATGTGAAACATCTCGGTCTTGGGCGTGCCCATCATGTCAACGGACTTGGCGTAAATATAGGGGTCGGACGTGTCCCTCATCCAGCACACGCAGCCGGGAAGCACCTGCTGGGCCTTGGCGGCCTCATACCCGGCCACCTGCACCCAGTCAACATTGCTCTGGGTCTGCGGCGGCGAGGGCTGCGGCGCATACTGGGGCGCGGGCGGATAGCCCCGGTACGGCCCCTGACCGACCATCTGCATATAGGGATAGTTTTGCACGATATCGCCTCCTTGTACCTATATCATGGCACGGAGCGCGGCCCCGCGCCATGAAAGGAAGGGGCAAGTTTCGGGCAAAAAAAGAGCAAAAAAAGAACCGGGGAATCAATCCCCGGTTTTGATTGGCTTCAACAAATCTTCCATGTTGCAGCCCAGCACATGGGCGATTCGCTGCAAAATGATAGCGGACGGTTCCCTCTGGCCATGCTCCCATCGGGAGACCGCCAGCGGCTTGCATCCGACTGCCTCTGCCAGCTGGGCTTGGGTCAGCCCGGCGGCGATCCGGGCGGCGGCGATGGGACTTTGTGCGCCACGGGAGCGGGGACTAGTTCTGGGCATGGGATTCCTCCTTCATTTCAATTTCGAGCACTTCTTGGAGCTTTTTCAAATTTTGAGGATTCGGGGAACGGCGTCCGCTCTCCCAGCGAGCAACAGCATCGCCCCCACACCCAATCAATTCTCCCAATTTCTTTTGCGTTAGCCCCATCGCAAGCCGGGCGCGGGCTATGGGGTTTTCCGCATAGCCGCTGCGCAAGACCGGTTTCTTATCGATCAGAAGCAAGCCCAATTTTTTCCGTGTACGCCATTTTAAGATTCTTTCTGCATTTTTTGATTTCGCCCCTGTCACATAACTGCCTTTGGAGTAAGGCAGATTGGCCTGTACGGTTTTCGCGGAAATGCCGAGATATTCGGCGATTTCCTTCGCCGTCATGCCCATCAGGCATAGACGGGCAACCTCTTTTGTTCGCTCCGACGGGTAGATTCCGTTGGAGATCAGGACGCGCCGAACCGTCTGCTTCGATAATTTTAACTTCCGAGCGGTCTCATTCATGCTTTTGGTGGCAGCATATTTATCGAGGATATCTCTTTGTTTCATGGTTTCCCCCCTTGACTTTGCTGGGACGATATGCTATAAAAGACTTGTCTCTCACAGAGAGCGGATCAAAATAGCAACTTGCTGATGGATTCGGCGAGAAAGAGCGCGCAAGCGCTCTTTTTTATTCGCCCAACAGCTGGTCGATTTCCGCGAGGCGGGCCAGCAGCGCTTGTTTTTCTGCGATCAGATTTTCACGGTCGATTTTTACGCCGCCCTTAATATGGGCTTTGTACGCCGCGTCAGTATTGGCGATCACATTTTCCGCGACAGCCTTGGGGACGCGGTAAACCTCGCAAACGCTTCCTTCCGGGATGCAGGTGCTCCAATTTTTCACGCTTCCGCAGCTTTCGGGGGCTCCGGCGATAAAGGCCACATCATCCCCGACTCTGGCTCCGCTGTCACGACCGAAAGCTGCGGCGATGGTTTTTCCCGCGATTGTAATTGGGCCTTGGGCCTTGACCATCTCGGCGCGGAACTCAAGGACAAGGGTCACGGTTTCGGCGGCTGGGGCCTCATCCGTCTCCCCATAAACTTCCATCATGGCTTTCCGGGCCGCTTCCAGCGCATCGGCTTTGATCGCCCAGCGGCGAGAACCAGCGTCCCATTTTCCACCGATCAATTTAATGCGGCTGACAAAATCAGCATTGTAGGGGCTGGCAATGTAGATTTTTTCGCCTTTAGTTTCAATTCTGATCGCGCTCATGATTCTATCTCCTATCGCCCGGCAGCTTATTCCGCCCGCGGCTTCTTCTTGATTACGATATTATTATATATCTTTTTGGATAAATAGTCAATAGGAATATATAATTTTCTGCAAAAAAATTTCCGGGAGTTCAACTCCCGGAATGCTGGCCCCGACCCTTTCCAGCACCAGCAGCCGCCCGAAGCGCTGGCCGATCAGATCAATCGCCCGCCCCATTGACTAATTCCTCCACGGAGATTTCAAGGGCTTTCGCCAACGCCACCGTGGTTTCCGTCCGGGCATGGAGCAGGATATTCGAGCCATTTTCCAGCTTTTGGAGCGTCACCAGCGCAATGCCCGCCTTTTTGGCAAGCTCCTTTTGGGTCATGCCCTTCTCCCGGCGGATGGAGCCGAGCCGGTTGGCAAGGTAGGCATTCGCATCATTTTTGGCGCTGTGCCCGGTATTCAGCGCCCGAAGCGCGGAAGATTCAGACCGGCGGCGCTCGCCCGGCGTAGCAACGTCAAAAGCAGCGGACTGGATATTATACAGGTCAAGCATCGTCTTGACCTCCCGCCCCAGCAATTCCGCGCATTCGGCCTTGGCGGCCTTATTCCCGGCCATGGCCGAGGTGGCAAGCTCGATCCACCGCGTCGTCGCTCCGATTCCCTGTGCTTCGATTTTCGCCTTGAGTTCATTCCGTTCCTTGTAAACAAGCTCCATTTCCATATTTGTTCCTCCTTCTTCCAGGCTTTTGCCCGCCCGGCGGGGGCTTGCGGCCCTCGTGACCTCCGGGGCGGGTTCCTGCTTACGCTCTCTCATGACATTCATTGTAAATTTGTTCACCAACGGACTTTTGAACCGAATCATAAAATCTTTGGTCTGTAAACATGTGATAAAGGCCACACCCTGTCAAAAACGTTTGGCGTTCGCCTTCTTCAAGCATAACCCTTCATCAGATAATCCTTTTTGCTGTTCAGGTACTTCATTTTTATTTCCTCCATCATTTGGTTTTTCTTTTTATTCTGTGCTCCTTAGCACAGTTATATAATACCACAATACTAGTAGTACGTCAATACTATTTTACGATTTTCTTCAAAATTTTCAAAAAAATAAAGCCGCCCACGAAGGGCGGCCTGTTGAATTTACAGATGGCTTTCCACGGTTATCCGCCACCTGTTGACGATGTTCTGCACGGTTCTTGGGCTGATTCCGAGCTCGTCGGCGATCTGCTCATAGCAGATGCCGTCGAGGTATTTACGTTTCAGCGCCCTGCGGTCGCGCTCTGAGCGCACCCACAGATCAATGACCCTCTCGTAATCCTGCCGCCCGTGCTCCATTGGTTAGCCCTCCGCGGCCTCGGCAGGATCGGCAGCGGAGGCTGCTTCAGGCGGTTTCTCAGTCTTTGCCACGCTCTCCTTGTCCGTCAGCCCTTCGGCGATGATGTACGCCAGCACGCCGGCGCCCGCCATGATGATGGCCGTGATCTGGCCCACCTGATTTTCCGTCATGCCGTTGGCCAGCAGCAGCATGGAGACAAATTCCACGATAGCCGCCCAGAATTTCCGCGAGGTCAGTTTCCGCTTGATGTCTTCCCAAGTCATGTTTTCCACTCCTTTACGCCCGGAAGGGCAGTTTTTTAACCGTTTCCATGACGCGCTGAGCGCTCCCGTTGCCGCCGCGCTCCCGGTACGGTACGTACAGATAGTCGTTGAGATTCTCGTACTCATCCTGCGTGATGTGGCCGCGCTCGATGTACTTCAGCCCCAGATAGCAGATGCGGTCATGCGCAAGGCCGAGCAGCAGCCGCGTGTTTGCGTCGTGCTTGTTCATCCGGCTCTGGACCAATGCCCAGAAGCCGGATGAAGCCACCACCGAGCATACGACCGTTACAATCATTTGTACCCAATCCATTTTCATCAGCTCCGATCTGTTGTGATTATCCCATGGCCAGAAATCCCGACATCATCCAGCCCGTCCGCCGAACGCCGTCGGTGCATCGGGCCCTGACCAGCGACCACTCGTCCCCCGGCTCCTCAATGGTCACGGTTTCCCCGTCCGCTACCTTCCAATACAGGTTCTCGCCCTGACTGGGCTTGTTCCGCAGCTTCACGGGCAGACCGTTCTCGGTGTACACGGTTGCCTCCGTCATGGGGTCGATTGGTTCCACCGGCTCGGGAGCATTCTCCGCCTCCCACGGGCTTGCCCAGTGCGTCCATGGGTAGTCCCTGACCGGCTGATGCACCACGCCGTAGGCCGTGCCCCGGGCATGGACGCACGTCCCGTCCCCCAGCGCGAGGCCGGTATGCTGCATGATGGAGCCTTTTTGGCGGTATAGGTAGACCACCTCGCCCTCCGGCAGGGTGTCGATGGTTCCCTTCCGCTTCCACGGGGCTTTCCGCCACTGACTGGTGGCCCCGCTGGGCAGCTCCACCCCTGCGGCTTTGGCGGCGTAGCGGGTCAGCTGAGCGCAGTCCCACACGGGCCGCCCGTCCCACTTGGCCCCGGTGACGAGGATGTTCTGCGCCTGATCTGGATACTGGGCCGCCTGCTGGCGGCGAAATGCCGCCGAACATATCTGTCCCTTGGCCCCGTAGATATACCCCTGTCCGATCTTCGACCGGGCGAATGCGGCGGCTCTCTCGCCGGTCATAGCTCGCTCCTTCCCGCCGCCAGAAGCGCGGCCACCACAAAGCCGACGATCCCGCCGACCACAAAGCCGATCATGCCGCCACTTCCTTCCACAGGCTTTCCGTTCCGACCGCGCCCGGCTCCCAAACGTTATTGTCTACAAGGCTTTCCCACGTCTTGCCGTTGTGCGTCACCTTATCGCCCTTAGCATAGGGGTTGGTGCTGTCCGGCTGTACCCATGGCAGAATCTCCCCGCTGGGGTCGGTCAGCACCTTAGCCCATAGGCTGTGCGCGTCAGTAGGTGTCCATGCCGCCTGGGCTGTGTGGGCCGTCAGGCAGCGGTAGAGTTCGCCGCCGTATCGTACCCGGGCGCCCACGGCGTAGGTCTTCGCAGCGTCCCACAGGGGATACAGGGTGGTCACCTGCAAGGCCTGTTCGTCCGTCAGCATGGCCCCAGCCTTGTCCATCGTCGCCCGGACAATCTTTGCAGCCTCGTAAAATTTCCCCATTTATTCCGCCTCCTGTTCCGTGTCAACACCCAGCAGCTCAAGCGCCGCCGCCATGTCCTCCGCGTCCTTCTGGGCCTGTTCAAGGGCTGTCAGTACGCGTTCCCCGGCCCGGTAGAAGTGTTCGCCGTCGTAGGTGTCGCCGATGGCCACGGGGATTTCACCGCATGGCACGGCGGACGGGAAGTCCGATGCATTGGCGGGATATAACCAAATGATGTTCGTTACCGTTCCATTTTCCACAACGGCATAATTCATTTCGTTCATGCTTTTCGCTCCTTATCTGTGGTTGCGAATCACGACAATGCCGCTTCCGCCCTTGCCGACGTTCGTCAGGTTGGAGTACATACCGCCGCCACCGCCGCCGGTGTTGGCCGCGCCGCTGGTGGGCTGGTTTCCGTTCCACGCCCCGTTGCCACCGCCTCCGCTGCCGCCCTTGGCCTGTGCGGAGCCGTTGCCGCCAGCACCGCCGCCGCCCGCATACAGCGTGCCGGTGGATTCGCCGAACTCCCGCGTGGTCGTCCCCTGCCCTTTGCCGGGGGAACCCCAATGGTCGATGCCGATGTTCGCGGCATCCTGAGGATTACCATTTCCACCGTCTGAGCCGCCGTTGTTCACCTCATTATTGCCATAAGCGCCGCCGCCGCTGCCGCCTCCCAGCTTCGTACCGCCGTTCGCCGTCACGCCAAAGGCGCTGGTGCTTCCGCCAGACGCAAAGGCGCTTTGCCCGCCCGCGCCGATCACGATGTTGTAGGCCGTGTTCACAGCCGCCTGAACGCCCTTCTGGGTTTTGGTGTAACCACCGCTGCCCGCCTTGCCGTAGCCGTTGTTCGCGTCCCAGTTGCCGCTTCCGCCTGCGCATCCGCCTCCCACGAGGAACACGTCAAGGCCGCCCTTAGCGCTCCCTAGCTTGGTAAAGGTCAATACGCCGCTGGTCAGAAACTTGATCCGCCAGTTTCCGTCCCCGTCGTCGATCAGGCTGTACGTACCTGTATAAGTAAACTCCGGCAGACCCAAGGCCGTCCCAGCCGCGCCACGCCGGGTGATAAAACATTCACCCATTTACGCCACCACCTTAATCTTGATGTGGATCGCCGTTTTCGGCTTCGCCGAGGCTGTGAAGGTGATCTTCCCCGCGCCGCAAACGGCCTTGAGAATCAGCCCGAACGCATCCTGCGCGTCGCTCATGTCGTCCAACGTGGTCAGGCCCGTCATGTCCACATCCACAAAGGGCGTGTCACTGCCGAGGATGCCCGCCACGGTCGCCTCTTGGGTGTATGGGGCTGCGTTGCCCGTCCACCCGGCTACGGTCAGGGTGGCGCTGTATTCCGTCACGTTCACCTTTTCCACACCGTCATACACCGATTGCAGGTTCGCTTTCAGTTCGGCCAGAATGGCGTTGTACTGGCTCTGCAGTACGCTGGTGTCGATGCCCGTCACGCCGTCGCGCATCAGGCCGCAGACGGTTTCGTCCAGCCGCTCGTCGGTGATGTTGCCCGCATTGATGGCCGTCGCGCCCGCCGCCACGGCGATCTGTGCCACGCTGATTTCATAGGCCGACGCATCACGCTGCAAGGCGGGAGCCGCCGGAGAGGCCGCCGCCGTGCCCTTCTTGATGTACGCGTAACACTTGTTGTTCAGGATTTCCAAACGGATGCAGACGCGGTCGATGCGGGCGTACTGCGCGTCGGCCAGTTCCACCGTCAGGGCCTTTCCTACGGTGTTGCCGTACACACAGCCCGCAAAGTCCGCATAGTGCAGCCACGCAATGCCCGTCCCCAGCGTGACCGCCATGGTGCCGTTGGCCGTCACCCCCAGATGGGTGCCTGCGTAAACGCCGCTTTGCCGGGTAGCAAACCACAGCTGCGCGTCTTCCGCCGTGTAGGCCGTATTTTCCAAAGGAAAGCTTTTCTCAGCCATTTTTCACGATCTCTCCCTTCACGTAATTCAGGGGCTTGTCGCCGATCACTACTTTGATTGTCTCCACCCCTTGCCGGTTCTCGTATTGATATTCAGTTATCCGCGCGTCAAAGCGCAAACCGTAGCGATGGCTTTTGCACGTCACCTTGTCCCCCAGATCGCAGCGGTGGCCGAACTCGGTCGCGCTCAGCTCGCATTCAAAGCACAGGGCGTTTTTATGCTCTTGCAATGCCTTAATGCCGATCTGCTTCTGGCGTTTCTGCCAATCGGGGTTGGTCTCGTCCTCGCCCTGATCTTCGCCGGTCACCAGCAGCTCCCGCCGCTGGGCCGCTCCCGCTTCGATGGCCTCCGGGGACACATACTCGTAATACACGGTGCGCGGGTCGTTGTTGGCCGCGCCGGTCACCAGCGCCACGTTTTTGTACAGGTCGTCGTCTTCGCTGACGGTCAGCTGTTTCAGATTCCCATATTCCTGCGAAAACACCACGCCGCCCACGCCGTCCTTGTACGTGCGGTCGACCCCTTCGTAGACTTCGATCACATTGGTCTTGTTGGCGCGGTCGAAGTTCGCCCTGATGCCGTATTCCGTCTGGCCCAGCACTTCCTCCGCCGCTTCCAACAGGTCTTCGCCCTCGATCTCGCATTCATACTCCGCCGTCAGCCCCTTCACGGCGGCGGTGGTGACGTTGAGCCAGCGCAGCTCCGCGTTTATCATGCCGTACACGGCGCTTTCCACATTGGTCACGCTGTACGCGTGAGCTATCGTCCGCCATGTCAGCAGGTGCAAGGCCGTGTACCCGCCCGTCGTGATGGTGTTGGCCTCCGTGTCCCGCTTGACGCTGATGATCAGCATAGCCGCCGGGCGGTCGGCCCGGTACAGATACCAGCCGCGCCGCAGCAGCCCGGCGTATTTGTCCGTGTCGTATACCTCAAGGGTAAACCCGCCCTTGTCCGTGTACTGCTCCGTCCACGTCAGGCTGATCCAGTTTTCAATACGCCCACGGTAGGTAAATGTATCGTCAAATACGTGCAGGATCATGGCTACACCCCCGCATACGCAGGCCGGAAGCTGATGCTGGCCCGCAGGCCCGTGCCGCCTTCATCCGCGTCTGTTTTGATGTGGTTTTCGCCAAGGGCCAGAAGAAAAGGTATGCTGTCAATGTCCAGATATTGAAAGCCGTCTGTCTCGGTTCCGTCCGCTGCCGTCAGTGTCACGGTCAGTTCCTCACCCTCGGTGGATATGGTCAGCGTCTCGTTTTCGGTCATGGTTTTCAATACTTTCACGGTCTCGCCGGTGTCGATGCTTTGCACAAAAGGATTCTTCACCGCAGACAGCGCCAAAAAGCTGATCGTCCATCCGACCGGGGCTTCCCCCTCGTTGGCAACGGTCACATAGCCCACCTGCGCCAATTTGGACAGGTAAAAGGGGTTTGGGTCGGAAATGTTCCAAGGGAACTGGAACTGCGGTTCATAGCCAACCAAAACTTGATTGACTTTGTCCTTTTCTACCCAATAGGGAAAGGGAGCATAGAAACTCACGGAAAACCGGGCATTGGCCGAATATCGCTCGATGTCCGGGGATGTCTTCACATAGACCTCCATCGAGCTGGTGTTGTTGTAGATCAACCGCCCTTTCGCCAATGGGGCCAGGACATGATTCATCTGGTCTCTGGCGGCGGCGCAATCGCCCAGCAGCGTCCCCCGGATGGTCAGCGTCTTCGGGCTGACGCTCTGGTGCTGCAAGGTCTCGCCGATCTCCCGATTGGAGCGGGTGGTGTCAAAATCCACATTCTGCGCCCCGTAGGAGGTGGCCTGCTCCACCACAAAGCCGGAGGCGACGGAGAAATCCACGCTTCCGATGTCGTTTTCATATCTCAGGCTGTAATTCATCCGAACCACCTCAAATTTTCAAGAGCGTTCCGTACTTCCTGCCCCACCTCGTAGGGTCTGCTACTGCCGTTCACGTTCACCGTCAGATTGATGGGCTGATCTCCGACCCCTGCACGGCTCTTCCGCTGCCGATTCTCCGCCTTGGTCAGGATCGCCTCGCCCTCATGCAGCGACGCGAGGAAACCATCATAGGGCACGCTGTCGATGCCCACAGCGCGTTTGGAAATGCTGCGGTATTTCCCGTCCGGGATGGTGGTGTCGGAGATCGGCGTCACCTCGATGGTGATGGTGCCGCCGGTCAAAGCGTTCATTCGGTTCTGGATGCCTTCCAGCACCGAGGAAGCCTGATCGTCCACGGTGATGGTCGGGCCGCCCTCAAAGTCCTGCAGGGCAAAGGCCGCGTCGTACAGGTCTTGCAGCGCCTGTTTTTCGGTGTCCAGCAAGGTCTGGTACGCCGGGTCGATCTTCAGCACATTGTCCGCCGTGGCCTCGGAAACGCTGTTTTTCATCTCTTGCAGCTCTTTCAGCGTGGCCACGTAGGTATCGATGTCGCTCTGTTTGGACTTCGCCAGCCCCGCCACACGGCCCATGCTGGCCTGCGAACCGTCGGACAACTCGGCGATCAGGTTTTCATCCACGCCCATTTCCCGCAGCTTCTCCAGTCCGTCCATGTAGTCCTGCAGCTGCTTCATCTGCGCCTGCGCGTTCTGGTTCTGGCTCTTGGCGCTGGCGGGCCGGATGCGGCTCACCTTGCTGTAGCCGTCGTACACGCTGTCAAGGGCGCTCAAGACCTTTTCTTTGATGCCCTTTGCATAGTCCTCGGAGGCCTTGTGCGCGTCGTGCAAGGCCTTTTCCTGCTCCTTTAGTTTGGACTGCATTTCCGACAGGCTTTTCGTTGCATCTTCGGTCTGGCTTTCCGTTTTTTCGGTGGTACTGCCCATAGCTTCAATAGCTTCTGAGTATTTATTCACCTCTTCTTCCGCGTCGCTCATTTGCTGGGCGTAGTCGTTGTACGTATTCGTCAGGCCATTGACCTTGGTGTTCTGCTCATCGTACAGAGGGACAAGTTCTTGATAACGTTCGGCAAGGATTCTGACTTCTTTGCCGTATGCGCGTTCAGTTTGCGTCGGATTCCATATGTCCGGGTTACCAACTTCTTCAATCGTCTGATGCGTTTTTTCTGCGATCTGGTTGAGGATAGAGTTCATCTCTGTCGCTGTATCCTGCCATGCCGCCCATTCCGCATCCAGCTCTGTCTTCGTTTCACCAGCCTTGACAGCCACGGAAGCCCATGCGTCAATTTTGTCCTGCATGGCAGCAGCTTTGGCCTTTTCCAGCGCATTTTGCTTCAACGCGGCCGTTTCATCACGAATGGCCGCAATACTGGCGTTCAGCTCGCCGGTATTCGTCCCGATCATGCCGGACAACTGCGGGTAGATCGCGATCAGACTGCTGACCGCCGCGTTCCACTGGGCCGTCTCTTCGGTAGTCAGGTCGGTCTTGCCGGACAGGCTTTCCAATGTGTTGATGTAGGACTGCGCTTTGACATCACTTGTTGCAATGGACGCGGAGGTTTGCTCAAGGGCTGCATCGGTATCCGCGATCTTATCCGTCAGCGTCCGATGATCGTCAAATAGGCTGTTGACTGCGTTGACCACGTCATTGACAACCGGCAGCAGCATTTCGCCCAGATGAGATTTCAGCGTGTCCACGCTGGTCTCCAGCTTCCGCAGGCTGTTGGCGTAGCTGTCGCTCGTTCTGGCGAAGTCGCCCTGTGCGTCTGCCGTCACACTCAACAGGTAGTTATAACGCAAGGTCGCCTGTTCGGCCTGTGACATCTTTTCAACGGATTTCGTGATGCCATGAGACAGCGCGTAGGCTTCCAGATTTGCCACACTCATGTTGATACCGAGCTGCTTCAACGGTTCCGTCTCGCCGGAGATGCCGGAACGAATCTTTTCGAAGGCCGTGTCAAAATCCAAATTGTAGAAGCTCGCCATGTCGGCAGCCAGCCCGGCCATGGCCGTGGACATGTCATAGACCTGATCTTCCGCGATGCCCATGCTCTTAAACATCGCACCGATGGTGGAAGCGTACTGCTTGGCCTGCAATTCCGTCAGGCCGAATTGCGTCCTTGCGCTGTCTGCCCACGTTTCAATCCGGGAGGCCGCATCCCCGAAGGTCACGTCAACAACGTTCTGCACCTCTTGGATATTGGAGGCGATAGAGATAGATTCTTTGGCAAAATCCAGCGCAAATTGAGCGACTTTCTGCCCGGCGTCGGCCAGCAAATTGCCCGTGGCAAAAGAAAAGGCATTTTTGAGCATGCCTTTGATCCCGTCACCCTGCTTCTCCAGCTGATCAGACATTTGTTTGCCCTTCTGGACGGCCTCGTCAGCCCCAGCGTTGAAGCTGGTCGTGTCGAGCTGTAATTCTGCCGAAACGGTAAATAGATTCACGGGTTTCTCCTTCCTCTTCGCCTCCGAAGTTTGTTCTTGAAATCATCAACGATCTGCGTGCCCGTCCGATGGTCAACTTTGCCATCTATTTGCCGCAGGAAATCACGATAGGGCGGCAAATCGTATCCCTTTATCAGGCTACGGGCAATGGAGCAAAGCACGGACGCAAAATAGCCCTCTTTGACTTCCTGCCGCTGCTGGTATTGCAGCACGTCAGCCAGAGCAACGACCGTGGTGGGGCGATAGGCAAGCAGCGCGTGTATTACGCCCGCACGGCCATACGCAGAAACAAGATAAAAAAATCGAACATATCATCGCAGATCGAAGCGTCAAAATCGGCCTTGGTATCCGCAAGCGGCTGTTTTTTGATTGCTTCCACGGTCTTCCCGGTGGTAACTGCCACAATGTTGTACAGGGCTTCCCGATGATTCACAAGCATCAGCGGAAAAAGGTTGTCCATGATCGCCGTCGCGTTTTTAGTCTCTCGATATTCAGTGGCTACGTCGCCAACGGCGTTGTCCGTCACGATCTCGCTCACATAAGGAGCCAGCTTTTGCATCACGTCAAAGGCCTGATCGGTGTTCATTTCAGAAATTTTCATTGTGTCCTCCTATAGTAAAAGAAAGTCAGAGGGGGCGAAAGCCCCCTCTTTTCAGGGCACGTCCGTCGCGTCGAAGAACACGATCTCGAAGGGTGCGTGGCTCTGGTCGGTCAGGTCGGCCTGATGGGCCTGGAACTCCACGGGCAGCGTTCCCTCGCCCTTGTCGGTGAAGGTGAACGTCGCGCCGGTCAGGTTCAGGGCGTTTTTCAGGTCGATGAGTACCATGCCCTTAGAGGTATCCCCGATCCAGCACAGGCTGTCGATGTAGTCCGTCGCCTTGATGTCGGTGCGCACTTTCAGGGTGGTTTTCTTGCCGCTGACGGTCTTGTCGGCGCACATCAGCGCGTCGGCGAAGTTGTCCGGGGTGATCTCCAGCAGGGTCGTGGTGAGTTTGATCGTCCAAAGGTCGTTCACCGTGGAGCCCTTGAACTGGTATCGCATCCCGTCCGCTTCGATGTTGCGGATTTCAGGAGTGCATTCGAACGTTCCGCCGCCCCGGGTAGCGCCCAGAACGCCGGTGCCCGCTTCCAAAGCAGCCAGCACCAGTTCCTCCAGCTTGCCGGAATCAGTGGCGGTGGAATAGGCAAAATCCTTCAAAAAAACTCCGGCGTTCAGCTGGAGCTTTTCGAAGGTCGCCGATCTCAAACCCGTAATCATGTTTTTTCAGCTCCTTTTACTCGTAATAGTGTATCTCGTAGGAAATGCGGGCCCCGACCACGTCCTTGTCCGTCTGGTTGGTCTGATAGCTGATAAAGCCCGCGTCATTGGGGAATAGCATCACCATGCCGTTACCGGCTTTTATCCGCTTTCCCTGCGGCGGAATAGCCGCTTTCACCTCGTCGGCAAAGGCGGCGGCATGGCTGTTGACGTTGTAGCCGCTGACGGCCTTGAACCAGCCGTAGGCGGTCAATACGGTGCGCCCGAAGGGGGCACCCTCCACCACCTCGAAGGTGATGTAGGGGAATGGGGTATTAGGCGGCACATGGCCGGAGAGATACGCCGGGATGGACTTATCCCCATCAGAAAAACCCTGCCAGAATGCCATCAGGGCCTTGTGAAAACCCGTCACGGCTCTACCACCTCCGCGGTCACTTGGCTGTATTGCACCTGCGCCATGCCGGGGGTGGTCATGTCGGCGCTGTTTGATGTGATGCGGTATAAACGCCCGTCCTTCTTCCGCTTCACGCGGTCGTTCTTTTCCAGTGTCAGGGTGATGGGGTGGACGATGGTGTAGATGGTCTTCATACCGTTCTGCATGGCGATCTGGGCTTCGTTGGAGCTGTTGGTGGTGATGCCCGCCATAAACTCCGCGCCGTCGCTCAGCTCCCATGTCAGGCCGCCGAAGCCGTCGGGGGCGCTTTTCCAATCCTGCATGACAAAGGGTTCGAAGTAGTCCGTCAGCATCAGACCATCACCTCACTCGTAAGCCGCTGGTAGTCGTTCAGCCGCCCGGCAAAGGCCCCCTGCCAGCCCGCCGCGCCGGTCACGCTGCCAGCGCTTCCCCGGCTATAGGAGTAGCTGCCGAAGCTCTCCGACTGCAGCGCCCCGATGGGGTTTTTGTCGTCGTAGGCGCTGATCTCTTCCACCAGCGCGACGAAAGCGGCGGGCGGGGATAACACCCACACCCGCCCGGTGAATGCCTCGTCGGTCAGCTCGTCGCCGACCTGATGCACACCGTCGTTATAGGCGCTGCCGCGGATGGCGATATAGCGGCCATGGGCCAGCGCCGGGGTGATGAGCTGGCCGCCCTCGATGGTGATCTCGCCGTCGTAGCTTCCCGTCTCAAAGTAGTTGCGGCAGTGCCGCATGACGCTGCCCATGGATACCGCCATATCTGTCCCTCCTTAGGCCGCCGTCTTGGGCTTCACCTTGATGCCCTTGAGCACGGCGCACTTGAGGGTGTTTTTCAGGGCGATACCGGCCACCAGTTCCACCTCACCCTTTTTCACCGCGCCGGGGTCGCTCATGTTGGGCATGTAGGCGTTGATAACGCTGTTGCCGGTGGGGCTGATGCCATGCAGCGCGTCCAGACCGAGGGTCACGGCGTAGATGTCGGTGGTACCATCCGCAGAAGCGCTGGGGTTGGTGGTGGGGATCACATCCACGGTGGCGGTGCCGTTGTAGTACTTGCCAACGTCCACCAGCGCGATGCCGTTGTAGGCTTCCACCTCGCGGCCGAACTCGTCGCGGCTGCGGCCGTAGTAACCGGCGCGGCGGGCGCAGGCCCGCACCTTGGCCAGCATGTCCTTGTTCATCAGCAGCATGGTGGGGGTGCCGTCGACGGACGCGATAAAGGTGTCCAGCTCGTCCAAAAACGCGCCGTAGTTGGTGTCCATCAGGGCGCTGGTGCTCAGGTCGGTGGTGGCGGTGAACTCGTTGGCCGTGCCGCTCAGCAGCTTTTTCAGGCCGTCGAAGGTGCCGGTCACATAGCCGGCGCCGCTGGAGGCGCTGGTGCCGTTGATGACGAGGTTGTGGAAATAGTTGCTGGTGGCCTTGATCTTCTGTTCGGCCTGGAATGCCAGCTCATCCACTGCGCCGGAAGTGTTCTGCAGCACGCGGTCGACCTCGAAGGAACCGCCCATGATAACGGCCTTCGCGGTCTTTTCCTCGCGCTTGGCCTCGCCCGCGGTGTACTCGCTGTTGATGGTACGCACGTTGGCGGTGGAGGGGGTCTTGAGCTGGATGTATCCGTAAGTCAGGGTGCTGCCGCCGGTGCCGGGGGAGATGGCGTTGTCAAAGGTCAGGCGATCCAGCAGCAGAGAGGAACGCCGGAAGGTGTCGATAACGGTCTGTACCACTTTGTCGGCCATGCCGACCTTGGCTTCCGCAAGAGTAATAGCCATGATTCACATTCTCCTTTTATTTTTTGTCGTATTTCTGATGCAGCGCCTCCGCAAGGGTGGCGGGGGCTTTTGGTTCGCCGTTTCCGGCGGGAGGGTCTACCTTGGGGGTGCCCTTGGGTTCCACCGTGCCAAACAGGCCCGCGTGGGCCTCCCGGATGGGCTTCAGGACGGCTTCCGCGTCCTTGAGGGCTTCGCCGTCCAGCTCCACCTCGTCCAGCTTCACGGTGTTCAGCATCAGGTCGATGGCGGCGGGGTTGGCGTGGGCATCTTCCAGCGCCTTTTTGATGAGCGCCTTCTTGCCCGCGTTGGCCTTGTCGGTCTCTACCTGCTGCCTGTATGCGTCGTACTCGGCCTGTACCTTGGCCGCGTCGCCGCTGGTCTTTTGGAGGGCTTCATAGTCGGCCTTGTACTTATCCCGCTCTCGGGTCAGCTCGTCCGCCTTGTCGGCCCTCGCTTTGTACTCGTCCATCTGCTCCCGCAGCGCGTCCAGACTGGACGAATTGCCGTCGAGGATATACTCCACGGCCTTCTGGATGTTTTCCTCGGATACGCCCCACTCTTGGAGTTTTTCCTTCAACTGTTTTTTTGGTAGTGCCATGACACATTTCATTCCTTTCTGGTGGGCGCTCTGCCCGAAATGCTTTTATATGCAAACAGCCGGGGCGGCTCTTCGTCCCGGCTGGTGTTGCTGTGTTTTTTGCAACTAACTTTGCGACTATTCGCAAAAAATAAAGCGAACAGTCGCAAAAAATAACGTTAGAACCCCTGTTTCAGGTACTGCTCCGCGATGCTTTGTATCGCCCCGCGCCCACCCATGATCGCGTCCCGCAGGTAGGGGCGCCCGGCCATTTTGTAGGTGCCGTCATGGACAAAGGGCGCGTATTCCAGCGAGTTCCCTATGTCCACGGTGTTCTCCCCGCCTCGCTCTACTTCGTACTGTACGTCCCGCATCAGGTCGCCGGTCTGCCGGATGGGCTTGCCGTAGCCACTCTCCATCTGGCCGAGGGTCAGTTCCACGCCCTTCTGCCCGATGGCATGCAGCGCCGCTTTGAGGTTCTGTTCCAGCTTGGCTTTCACTTCGGGGGAATGGTCGTCGAATTTTACGGGCATTGGTTAGCTCCTTTCTTCCGGCGGCAGCACCACCGGCACCAGCACGCAATGGCAGTTGATCACATCCCCGGCCTTGCCGTTAGGGTCGCCGGGGTAGTCCATGACGCTGCCGAGGATGGTGTAAAACTTCTCGGACGCATCGATCTCCTTGCCGTTTAGCTCGATATGGCTTTCGCGGCTGTTGACCATGCGGGTTGACCAGCGCTTTCGCATGTTGATTCCCATCTGCTCCGCCTCATGGATGGTATCGCTCCGCGCCTGCGATTGCACGCGGTTCCGCTCGGTCTGGGCAATGCGCTTCGCACAATAAGCGCTGTTTCCCATCACGCTGCAGATGCGGTGGATCAGCTTCTTCTGGTCTTCGCCCAGCATGACAGCCTGTGTCATCTCGTTCTGCAGCCTCCGCATCATGGCCGGAGCTTCCCGAAGGTTTTGATAAGCGATCTTGCTCATGGGCGGCTGGCTGTCCTTGAGGATGATCTCCGCCTGTGCCGTCGTGGGCACGGAGTAGGACAGATTTACCCCGGCTTGCTGATCGACCAGTTCCGCCGTATAAAGGCGGTTGACATGGTAGACATTGGCGACGGTCTCCCGCATGATAGGTTCGACCTCCACGCCCGCCTGCTGGATGGCCTTTTCGATGTTTTTGACCACATTTTCCCGGCGGAGCAGTTCGCGGGTAAAGCCGCGCCTCCATTTCAGCACCTTCTCCGGGGTGTCGTAATAGGATGGGGGCTTGATCTTCCCCTCGTCCACGTCCCGGATTTTCCGCAAGAACCGCTCGCAGCTTTTCACTGCTTGTTTAAGCGCATCGCCGTAAACCGATTCGATGCGTTTTTGGAGTGCCTTTTCCAGCTCGTCAGAGGCCCGCAAAGCCTTGTCCAAGGTTTACCCCTCCTGTCTGTCAGGGTTCTCATTCCCGGCCTGCTGCTGGCCGTCTATGACCGTCTGGAGGGCATCCAAGGACGGAAAGCCGCTGACGCGCTCCGCCTCCAATGCCTCTAGGATTCCGGGGATGTCGTCCTGATTGATATAGGGGTTGAGCTTGAGGGCGGTCTCCTGATCGATATCGGAGCGCATGGTGTAGATATCGTCCACCGTCTCCGACTTGTTGGTGATCGGCTGCCGCTGGAAGGCGATCTCCTCCGTGTCCACACCCAGCAGGGCAAGCACCTGCTGAACGAACGCGAAGCACTGCCACTCGTAATGGTCGCATTTGAGGTTGAGGTTGGTCATGGCCGCTTGGATAGCCACGTTGGTCAGGCTGCCGCCGGTCAGCTCGCTCATGCTGAGCGCCATATAGTCCTGATACAGCGCCCGCTCCAGCAGCGTCAGCGCCGTCTGCCGGGCCTGAAAGGGCACCTCGATGGTTTTCGGCTCCGCGCTGGAGCTTCCAGCCACGTCGGACACACTCATGGCGAACTTCAATTCTTGGATTTCTTGAATGACCTGCAAGGCCTGATCGGTGCTGCCGCCGAAGTTGTTCAGCACCCAGTACACATCGTTGGCCCGGTCGAGGTTGTCGCCAAAATCCGAGGTGATCTTGTCGTACAGGTCGATCTTCGCCCGAATGGAAGGGGTCAGCTCGCTCTCGTGCTCGTCGTTGGCGTACAGGGGCACCACCGGCAGGCCGGAATAGCCCTCGCCGCCCACGACCACTTCCCCCAGCGCGTCCCGGCGTACGATCTGCTTGTAGGCCCGCTTGGGCTGCTCCTCGTCGTACTTGCCGTCCTTGGCGCGGTAGACGGTCACGCCGTCGGGCTCAAAGACGCGCATATACAGGGGCCGCTCGCCGGAGAGCTGCCAGAACTGGATGGCCGCGCCCACGGCCCCGGTCAATTCGTCCAGCAGCCCCACGCAGCCGGACAGCAGGTCGCGGGCCGCGCTGATGGGCTCCAAATGGTCAAGATTCCAATAGCCGTAGGACACGCCATGCAGCAGCGCCGCCTCTCCGATCTGCTGCAGCTTCACGTCAAACCCCCGGCCCAGCCGGTCTTTCAGGGCCGCGTCCTCCAAGGTCACGCCATTGCCCAAAAGAAACTGGTTCTGCTGGCACACAAACCGCCGCAGGAACGCCGAGGACACGCGGTTGCCCACCACGCGGACGGTGTCGGCCACCTTGCGGGTCAGGCCGTCAGCATCCTTCTGCTTGCGGGTCTGGACTTTCAGCAGATACTTGTCGTCGAGTGTTGGGTTGCAGCCCGCGAAATAGCGGTTGGCATCCAGCGCCCGGCGGAAAAAGTCGGACGCGCGGTAGCTCTCCACGATCTTCCGGGCGTTTTCCGCTCCGCCGCCCATCCTCTGCCAGTCCTGATAGGTGTATTCGGTAAACATTGCTTCACTCTCCCAGTAAACTGCGCCTGTTCACAAAATTCATTTCCGATTCCAACGCATAGCGAAGCGCGTCGATCAGGTGATTGTTTCGGTCTTCCGGCACGGCCATGCTGTTTCCGTCTTTGTCCTTCCGCCACTGGTACAGCGTCAGCTCATTGCGCAGATTTTGGCATCTGGTATCCAGCACGATCTCGTACCCCTGCAACCATTGGATACCATGGATAACGCTGTCCGCGCCCTTTCTGGCGCTTCGGACGTTCAGGTCGTAGTTGCGCAGTTCCCTGATGCTCTTCGGTTCTGCGCTGTCGCAGGTGATATAGTTCCTCCCGGCAAACTCCCGCAGCCGTTCGGCCAGTTGGGTGTTGATAAGCCCGCGCTCGTACAGCTCGTCAAAGATCAGGATGCGTTTGTGATTCTTGTCCAGCGCCACGTTTACGGCTGCGGATGGGTCGGACGAAAAACCAAAGTCCAGCCCAAAATACCGCAGCGGGTAGGCCGACGAAACGCCGGACAGGTCTTCCGTCCGCCAGTTTCGGAAGATCACGTCGCCCAATACGCCCCAGTTCCCCAGCGTGTACACTTCCCGGAAGTAGGGGTCTTTCTCCGTTTCCAGCGCCGCCCGGTCGTCCGCCGTCAGAAATCGGTTGTCCTTGTAAGTGGTCTTCAAAATGGACAGGTTCCCGGCTTCGGAGTAGTTCTTCCCCTCGTCCCAAATGCCGAAAAACTCCCGGTATATCCAATGCGTTTTATAAACCGGGTTGAAACTGAGCGTCAGGCGCTTGGTGTGTCTGGATTCGCCGCGCAGGCGCTTGTCCAGCTGTTTGAAATCGTCATAGCTTGTCTCGGTCGCTTCTTCAATCCAGATGTCTGTCAAAACCCCGTTCCGAGGCGTGATCGACTTGACCTTTTCCACGTCGTCCAGACCGGCGAAAAGAATCTGCGCCTCGTTCAGGGCACAGGTAATCGTTCGGTCGGCCTTGTTGACGGTAAAATAAGAGGCCAGCCCCATGCGGGACATAGCCTTGCAAATCTCGTTCCAACAGCTGCTCCCAATCGTCCGGGCGACATTGCGCAGGATCAGATAGTTCCTTCCGCGCATGCAGTCCAGCACCGTCCGCGTTGCCAGAAAAAACGACTTCCCGGAGGACGAACCGCCGAAATAAATCTGATAACGATGATCGTTTCCCAGCAGGTGGGGGAGATACGCCGCATTGATGGCCTTCGGGTCAACCCTGATCCGCATCCGGCTCACCACCGATCACGATTTCCGCATCCGCCATTCTCACCGTGTTCTCGATCTTCGTTTCGTCCTTCTGCCCCAGTACGATCTTCCCAAGCCATATGAGCATCTGCACATTCCCGCCCTTGGCCTGCATAAACTGCCAGTGCCGCAGGCTGATCTTCATGTCGTTCTGCCCGTCGTGGTAGGCATCCATGGCGGATTGATTGGCGCATATGGTCGACTTTGCGCAGCCGACGGCCTTGCTGATCTCTTCCAGCGTTGCGCCCTCGCTGGCAAGGTCTTTGATGTCCGCCAGCTTGTCCTCGTCAAAAACAAATCTCGGTCTTCCCGTCCTAGCCATAACGGCCCTCCTTTCTCACACAAAAGGCCGGGCCGTTATGGCCCGACCCATCAGGTCGCGGAAGCACGGGCGCGCATGGCACCCTGTACCCGACGGCTTGCCGCCCGGCGGCTTCCCGCACCGGATACGCCAGTCGCCCGATTGATACGGCGCTGCATCGCAGTCATACTCTCACCCCCTTTCCAGAGGCATCAAAAAAGACCCGCCGAAGCAGGTCTCGTGTGGTTTTCAGATGTCCATTGCCCGGTCGGAGAAGTCCTTGTCATAGGGCCTGACCTTGGCAAACTCCAGATCGGGATTCTTCAGGGCTTTTCGGACGGCCTTCGCCATCTCCCGCCCATCGATGTACTTCTCGTCCGGGTCCATCCGCAGCGCCCGAAGCAGCTCCTCCTTCTGCGCCCGGCTGGTAAAGCAGACGCAAAACCAGTATTCCGTGTCGCACATGTCGCGGAATCGGTCGTTTTCCGCTTTCATCCGTTCCCGGAACCCATTGGACACCTCGTCCATCTCTTTCAGGCAGTCGCCCTCCAGCGCTTCAAGGCTGTCCTCCTGCTCTTCTTCCTGTTCCTGCGCTTTCGGTTCTTTCTTGTCCCAGTAGCCCATCACATTTCCCTCCTCATGATCTCAAGATCGGCCAGCGGGAACCACTCCAAAATCTTTTCGTAATCCTTCGGATAATGCTCCTTGATCGGCTTCAAAAATCGGTAGTCGATCCCGTCAAACGTCCGGCCAAACAGCCTGTAATCCGGCGGCAGCTTCACGCCAGATTCATCAAAAGCCGCCAGCAGATCAGCCTTTTTCCAGTCGTACACCGGGTAAAACCGCTTCTGATTGTGGTTGATGCATCCGTGGGTCATCAGGCCCACCCGGCGCATGGGACTGTCCGCCATCCGCACCCCAGTGCCCACATAAGCGCCTTCCGGCAGGTGGCCAAGCTCACGCATCAGCTCGCCGATCATGGCATCGTCGTACTCTTCACCGGGCAAGTCCAGCGCTTCCACCTTCGTCACGTGGGGCGGCGACTGAAATACCATGCCCCGCAGCCAGCGGTACAGGCTCCGATGGGGCAGCCGGTAAATGTGCGTTCCAAAAAAATCCTCGTAGTATGCAAGGCTCTTCTCCACAAACTCCAATCCCGGCACACAATAGCAGTAGTACGGCACGATGCGCTTAAAGTACTTCCGCATTTGCAGCCACGCCGCGATACTGTCCTTCCCCGTGGAGAAGGCAAGAATGGCGGTGTCGCATTCCTGCGCCATCTGCTGGCACAGTTCCGCGCTGCTGTGGTAGTCCAGTCTGTCATACATCGGCGTTCCCTGCCTCCTTCTCCCGGTTTTCTTCTTCCCAGTCTACGGCCATAATCAGGAGCCCTTTTTCACGGTCTACGGTCTTTTTCAGGATCCGGCTTTTCCCGTCCTCCCGGATAAATCCCGCATCCCGTGCTTCCCGGCTCCCGACGGTCGCAAAGTACGCGGTGACGTACTTCCCGTTTCTTCTCGGTGTCAGTCTCATTTGCCACGTTCCTTTCTGGCAATCGCGGACACGATCAGCGACGCAATCCCCAGAACGGCCGCGACGATCAGCAGCACTTTCGTTATGGTCAACATTGATTTCGCCTCCGGGCTGTGTTATACTAAGGGCAAAGGGGAGGGGCTTTCGCCCCATCCCCGGCGAAGTCACTTGAGGGATTCGATCAGCGCCGCGATGCTGGCAAGCAGTAGCGCCAAACCCTTCAAGAGCTTCCCGAGCGCTTTGAGCTGTTCCGCTCTGGCGCTCTTCTTTTTGCCCTTGTTGCCCATCGGCATCACCTCCTTTCCACTTCTTCATTATACAACAGTGTTACACTAATGTCAACACATCCAGCAAATTTTGTGGAAAGGTTTTTGGTTTACCGCCCCGCCGCAGTAAATTCAGGCCACCGCCGCCTGTCCCGCGCCGGAGGTAAGCGCCGCTCCTTAAAACGCCTCCCACGCAAAAAGGGAGCGGGCCGAGGCCAACTCCCTTTTCCGTGTGCTATTCGATTTGCATTGTCAGGATAACACAG